GAACTGTTAATACTATGAAAGATAATTATGACGATTTGAATGATACTTTTAATACTGAAATAGAAGTTCAGCAAGTTAATGAGGGTGGTTGTGTCCGAAGAAAGGATACACTGCCCGATATTAGTGATGATGCTGAAAAGGATTACAAGTACGCAAGAGCACAGTTATATTCATTAATAGAGAAAGGACAGGAAACTTTAAATGGAGTTATGGAACTTGCTGGTGAAAGTGCAAGTCCAAGAGCATATGAAGTTGCTGGTCAAGTATTAAAGTCAACTGCAGATATTACAGATAAGTTAGCAGATCTTCAGAAGAAAATGAAAGATCTGGATGAAGATAAACCCAAAGGTCCAAGTAACGTTACAAATAACGCTTTATTTGTTGGCTCCACATCAGAACTTTCAAAGATGATAAAGGAAGGTATTCTAAATAATAAAGAAGATTAATCTGTTCCATGAATAATATAAGAGTAAAGCAAGAATCTCTAAACGATTGGAGATCTGAATTAAAGGAGTCTACCAATTGTGAATGTGAAGGTTGCGATTGTAATCCTTGTGTAGAATGTGGTGAAGATTGCCATAATCTTAATGAAGAAATCGAAGGTGGTATAAGTGTTCAGAATGTTGCTGACGGATTGAATTTTACAGAAGTAGAAACAGTAGATATAATTAAACCAGAACCAATTAAAGGTGCTTCTAATTGGCAATTGGAAATGGCAGTCGAATCGTTAATCTCTGAAGGATATAACGATAATGAGATTGTTACTATATTGACAGAAGAATTGCCAAAAGTACCACTTGGTGGAATTGTAACTGGTGCTGTTAGAGCTGCTTGGAATCTATCATCTAAAGGTGTTAAAGGTGCATATGATCTAGGTAAAGGTGCAAGAGGAGTTGTTAATCGTGGTATAAGAGATACTAAATTAACTAAGGATATATTAGATACTGCTAAAAAATTAAGACAACCTAAGTTACCTCAAGGTGTAGATGTAGTTAAAAAAGGTGCTGAGAAAGGTGGTGGAATAGCAAGATCCTTTAAGGGTTTTATGCAGAATGTTAAAAATAGTGCTAAAAAAATAAGAAATTCTAGTAAACAGGAAATTCAATCAACAGCAAAAGACGTAGACGTATTGGGTGGTGCTGCTACTAATCCAAGTACTGCAGTTAAACCTATGCAAAACGTTACACCAACTCCTATTGGTGATGGTATAAAGAAGGTTGCAAATCAAATAAAAACTGGAGCTACTGTTGCTGCTGGTGCTGGAGGTGTAGTTGCTGGTAGTAAACTTACTGGAGGTTCTTCGAGTAAAGTTTCAACTGCAACACCAACTCCACCAGTAGAGAAAAAGGTTGAAGCACCTATAACTAATGATGGTAAGAAAACTGTTGATCCTTCTAAGAATGAAAAAATAGAATCTCAACCTACTAAGAGGGAATTAAGGAATCAAAGAAATGATGCTTTAAGTAGTAAGGAAGGAAAACGTGCAAGAAGAGATGCAAGACTTCAAAAGAAAAAGGATTCTGGTTTCCCATCAAGGAGAATGAAATCAGGCACTCCAGTTAATCAACTCTTTAATAAAGAAGAAGTTACTACTGAAGGTCTTCTCAGTAAAGTAGCTAAGATTGGTATTGGTGCTTTTGCTCTTAAGAAAGGTGGTGAATTCTTAAAGAAGAAAGGTGATGAAGCACTTGACGGTGCAAGAAAGAATATGAAGATAGGTGGAGATAAGAGAAAATCTGATATTGAAAAAGCAACTGGAGTAAAACTAGATCACTATTCATGGAGAGATGAATTAGGTCTTATTGAAGGTAATAGAACAAGATATAAGGGAGTTGGTTTATCTGGATCAGGTAATAAAAAAGATCTTTCAAAAGGTCCAAATGAAAAAGTTTTTGTAGATTATACAAAAATTAGAGCAAATGCTCCCGTTAAAACTGATACAAAGGTCGGTTAAATGAAAATATTATCTACTGAAACAAATCTAGCATCTGCTACTAATGTTAGTAATGCTACTGTTGTAAGAATTTTTAACAGCGATGAAAGTCACTTAACCGTAACTAGAAAAATTGCTGGTGGTTCTACCATAGGAACTTTAATTGTTCCTTCAGGTAAAGTTATATACTGTGAAAAGGATCCGACAGATACTTTGGAAGGTGGTTCAAATCTTAAAGTAGCAAAAACTGCTCATTCATCTATGATGAGTTTTGCTAGTTCTGCTAATTCTGGTCCAACATATTTCTTCTCTTTATCCACAACTAGTATTAATGAAGGTGGTTCTTTTACTACAACAGTTACAACTACTAATGTTGATGATGGGACTACTTTATATTGGGAATTATCTGGTACAGGAATAACATCTGGTGATTTCTCATCTGGAGCATTAACGGGAAGTGGTACTGTTAATAGTGGTACATTTAATTTCTCACATACACTTGCTGAAGATGCTACTACTGAAGGTACAGAAACTATTGATATTAAATTATATACCGATTCGGGAAGAAATACTCAAGTTGGTAATACAGTAAATGTTAATGTCAACGATACCTCATTAACACCAACTTATGCAGCAACTCCAGTATCATCCACAGTTAATGAAGGGTCATCCTTAACAATTAACATAACCACTACAGATGTGGCAGATTCAACAACTCTATATTGGGGTTTAACAAACTCTGGTGATTTTGGAACCTCTCAAGGAACAGTTAGTATTTCATCTAATTCTGCTACTGTGTCAGTAGGACCAACTGCAGATAGTACAACGGAAGGAAACGAAACATTTGAACTTAAGCTTTATACCGATTCGGGAAGATCTGTTTTAGTGGCAAGCACTGGTTCTATAACAATAGTTGATACTTCAATTACACCAACCATGAATACATCTGGGTTGGAGCATTGGTGGGAGTTTAATGATGATGCATATATTTCAAAAGATAGTGGCACTCGTGGAAGTATAGTTAGTGCTGAGAATAACTGGTTGAGCGTAGGTCCTAGTAGTGATCTTCAGATGGGAACTGGAAACTTTACTATTGAATGTTGGGTTTTCAAATATTCAAGTAATCATAAAGGTGTATGGCAAATCACCAGTAATACTAATGGACTTCAATCATCTAATTATGGAGACACCTTAGCAGTAGGATTTCAAGTTAATAGATGGCAACTATATGGATCAGATGGTTCTGGAAATGTTAATGGTTCTTTTGAAGGTCCTACTCCTCCTAATGATGGGTATCCAGCAGGAAACTGGACTCACTTAGCATTAGTTAGAAATGGTAGTTCATTAAAACTATTTGTAAATGGTTATCAAGAAATCTCTACTACAACAACTAAGAACTTCCAAGGAAATTATCTATCTATTGGTGGATATTATAATACTAGTTACTTGATGAATGGTAGAATTAGTAATTTCAAAATTACTAAAGGAGAGGCACTTTATACATCTGCCTTTAATGGTAACACACCTAATTTCCCAGTTACGAAGAAAAGTTGTGGATCAGATCCAGATAATGTTGTATTAATAGGATGTAGAAATGAATCTAATACGCTTAACTTTGAAGTTACACCATCTGGAGCATCAGTTACATCCCAAACTAATGGTGGTTCTGCTACAGCTGTTGGTGGTGCTGATACTGATGGATTTACTTTAGGAACTAAATCTTATGCTGTTGATATAGCAGGTCAAGGGAGTAATGGATTCTGTGGATTATATAGTAATGGTGGTAGTGACGGTCATGCTTTGCAGGGTAGTGTTAATAAAAGGACTAGATATAAACCTCAAAATGTGTGGTTTGGAATGACTAATGAATTGAGAGTAGGAAATACTACTGATAGTATAGGTAGTGCATTTACATTTTTCTACGGTTTCCTTTCATATACAAATCCTTGGGTTAATAATGGTGGGTTGAGCTTTGCATCAAATAATGATGGAAACAATTATATACAGGCACATAACACTGCAACTTGGAACCATACGGGAAATTCAAAATTCGTATTTGAAAATAATAGTGGAAATGTTTCATCCTATGAACATACATCTAGTCCGATATATGGTGGTGGGGCAAAGATGGTTGTTTATTGGACTGTTTCTAGTTCTGGAGTCTTAAAAGCGTATGTAAATGGAAATTTACTTTCAGGTGGAACAACTATTAGCAATAGTAATTGGGGTAGTGAATATGCAGTATTTAATTTTATTGATAGGGTTAATGGTAATACTGGCACTTCTGCAAGACAAGAGTTTTTCGGAGGATTCTATAATAGGGAGTTAAGTGCTAGTGAAGTGGCTAGCAATTATGCATACCATGCACTTAGAATGTAGAATGCCTACTCACTTATAATGCTTTATATAAATAAATTTATAGTGTAAGTAAGAGTAATGTCAAAAACTTTGATTAAGGGTGCTGAAGCAGCATGTCCAACAACTACAGGAGCAGCTAGTAATTTTGACAGTGCTACCGTTGTTAGACTTGTTAATACTGATACAGATGCCCATTTAGTAACTGTTGTAGAAACTCAAAGTGGAACTGTTGTTGGATCTTTTACTCTACCAGCAGGATCAGTTGAATTTTTAGAGAAGACTGCTAGTTATTTTATATTTGCAGCAAATGCTGCAGTAAAAGGAGCAAAAGCAGGATTTACTGGTTAATAAGTAATTTTCTTTTATTATGGCAGAAGTATATCTAGGTAATCCCAACCTAAAAAAGGCAAACACGCCTATAGAATTCTCTAAGGATAACATTAGGGAATTTTTAAAGTGTAAGGACGATCCCGTATATTTTACTAGGAATTATATAAAGATTGTTTCTCTTGATGAGGGACTAGTTCCTTTTAATATGTACGATTTCCAAGAGAAGTTAATTACTAGATTCCACGAGAATAGATTTAATATCTGTAAGATGCCTCGGCAGACAGGTAAATCTACTACTTGTATATCATATCTTTTACACTATGCAGTTTTCAACGATAATGTCAACGTTGCTGTTCTGGCGAACAAAGCGTCCACTGCTAGAGATTTACTTGGTAGATTACAACTTGCATATGAAAATTTGCCTCGATGGATGCAACAAGGTATAATATCATGGAATAAAGGTTCTCTGGAATTAGAAAATGGATCTAAAATATCGGCAAACTCTACTTCTTCCTCTGCTGTTCGTGGTGGATCTTATAATGTCATATTTTTGG